TGACAGCCTTGCCCATACAACAATACAGGTTAACTCATACGGAGCAAGAGACTTTAAGGCAGAACTGTTGTCCGATGCGGTTCGCGGGGCTCTTGACGGATTTAGTGGTACGGTCAACGGTGTTTCAATATCATATATATCACTGGAAGATGAAAGCGACTTAGATGACTTCTTACCAGAAAACAAAGAAAGTAGCCGGCACGGTGTTCGGCAAGATTATTTAGTTACGTATACAGAAAATTAGAAAGGGTATTATCATGGCTGGAATAGGCGGATTCGGAATACGAATCAACGGAACGGAAAATTTTAACACGGCTGCAAATTCAAGTGCAACAAATACGGCTGGGCTTGTTGCCTTCATGGGCGAAGTTACAAGTATCAGTATTGGCGAACAAACGAGGTCGGAGATCGACGTATCAAGTTTTGATTCAGCGAATAATATTATGGAGTTCATCGGTGGGCAGATAGACCCTGGTACTGTTGATATTGAATTGAATTATGATGCTGACGAACTTCAGTTAGCGATTGCTGCCATGACTGATGTTAACGAGATATGGCAGATTAGTTTCCCTAACGACTCGGTATTCCAGAGTGCAGGCTTTCTTAGCAAAGCAGTCGGCGGTGATACTAATCCGAACGGCAAAATATCGGGAACTGCATCGATCAAACTCAGCGGAATACCTACGGCGTCAACAAGTTTTGTTGCTCCGGCAGCACCCGCGTAAACTAACTTTTAAAAGGAGAAAATTATGTTAAGTAAATCAGACATCCTTGAATCGAAGGATATTGAAAGCGTAGTTGTAAAAGTCCCTGAATGGGGCGGTGAACTAATGGTCTGTGGCCTTAAGCAAGTCGAAAAAGATGACTGGACAAATTCTATCATTGACGATGGCAAAGCGAATATGCAGGGGGCTACAGCTTTACTCTGTGCGTTGGCTATCCGTGATGAAAAAGGAAAGCCGATATTTACCAGTAAGGATGTTACATCTTTACAGGCGAAATCAGCAAAGGCTCTTGATAGAGTTTTCCAAGTTGCTCAAAGACTCTCTGGTATTGGCCAAGAAGAAATTGAAGAAACGGTAAAAAACTCAGGAAAGACCCAGATACCCGATTCAGATTAAAACTCTGTAGGCAACTGGGTTGCACATTAGCAGAATTTGGCCAGCGTATGTCGGGCAAAGAGTATAATTTATGGATTGCTGATTACCACATAGAACCGTGGGGCGACGCTAGGAATGATTTGCAGGTAGCAACGATTGTACAGAGTAACTTGATACCGCATTCTAAGAAAGCTATAAAATTGAAAGACTGCATGTTAAATTTTGAACCGGCAAAGAAAAAGAATCCGAAAGAGATATTCGCAATGTTCAAAGGGTATACTATGGCTATGGGCGGAAAGGTCACGTAATGGCAACGATTAGTACATTAGCTGTGAATCTCATCGCCCGTACCTCTGCTTTCGAGCGGGGTATGAAGCGTGGGCGTACTGCCGTAAGTAGGTTTAAAGCGACTATCGGAAACGCTATTGCTACGGTTGCAAGATTCGCCAAAGGTCTGGCACTGGTCGGTGTTGGTGCTATGACTGTTATGATTAAGAAGTCTTTACAGACGCTTGATGTTGTATCGAAACTGTCACGCAGGATCGGTATAGCGACTGAGGAACTTCTGGCACTGCGTCACGCTGCGGAATTAGCGGGTGTCTCTAACCAGGCACTTGACAAGTCCCTGGAGATATTTGTGCGCAGAATGGGCGAAGTTAAAAGCGGCAGCGGAGAGGCAAAGCGTGGACTTGAAGCGTTGGGATTATCCGCCGAACGAATGATAAGTATGACACCAGAAAAAGCATTGTTGGTTATAGCAGACCGAATACAGGAATTGGGGACGCAGGCCGAGAAGTCCGCAGCTGCATATTTCCTATTCGGCAGGGCTGGGGCACAACTCCTTAATCTGTTCGAGAATGGTTCCAAGGGTATAAGGGAAGCAACTGACGAAGCTAGAGATTTAGATTTAGTCTTAAAAGGCTTTGATCTGACCAGAGTTGAAGACGCAAACGATGCTATGACGAAATTTAAGTCTTCTATCAATGCTGTCTTTTTGGAACTAACTATAAAACTTGCGCCTTCACTAAAGAAGATCGCTGATTTTATGACATTAAACAGGGACGTTCTTATTTCAATAACTAAGAGGCTAGTTACATTTTCTGCAAAGCTGCTTATATCTGTAGGAGTTATCAAGTTAGTGATAGGAGCAATCAAGTCTTTGTCTGTTATGTATACGATATTGACCGGCAAGCAGATAACGCTATTGGCTTTGTCTGGGCCTACCGGGTGGGCTGTATTGCTTGCTGGAGTTGCCTTAGCGGTATCGGCATTGGCAGTTTTAGACAAACAGTGGGATAAGTTAATTAACAACCTGAAAGAACCCGTGTCAGTGACTATGACGAGAGAATTGCCGAAGACCATTGAAGGGCTTGAGAAAAGAATTGCATTACTTAAAAGTGCCCTTGAAAGAGAACAGGTATCGACTGCCGCAGATCCTTTTGAGGTGCGCCCGCTCGCTCTAAAAGACCTCGAAAAACAAATAAGGCTCATGCAGGCCGCCCGTGATGCAATGCCAGACCGTATTGCCCTTGCAGATGAACTTGCAAGAAAGGAAAAGGAAAGACTTGCGATGCTCGAAAGACAACAAGTAGCATTTACAAGTTTGGTCAAATTTGAAAAGGACTTGCAACGACAATTTGACGAATTCGGTTTGTCTAACTTGGAGGCGCAACTCTTAAGGGTTAAGAAAGCAGGCGAAGGCCTTACAGGTGACGCATTTATTGCGTTCAATAGACGGCTTAAAGCAACACAAGACTTGATCCGGCGTATCGACGAAAAGAGTGCCATACTGAAATTATCAGAAGAAGCTAAAATATTAAGCGAATCATTAAAGACGCCGGTTGAAAGACTTGCAGATTTAAAAGATAAACTCAGCGAAATGTTTAAAAGAGGTTTTATTGATGCGAGGCAATTCGCAAAAGCGTTGGCCGGGGCACAGTTCGGCGAAGCTGGCGACTTCCAGATAGGGAAGTTCCAGGAGGTTCGTTCTGAGTTTATTGATGTTGCCGCATTGTCCGGAGCAACCAAAGATCAGGAGCTAAGGAAACAAAACACGCTTACAGAACGCACGAACGAAATTCTTAGTGAAATTAGAGCACAGGGCAGAGAAGGATTCAAGATATGAGTATAGATTTTCCATTCCAAATCGAAGGAGCAGACGGCGAATTTTCGTCTGAAATAAACGGGTATCTGTTTACGGTCACTATAAAACTCTTGGAAGTTGACGGAGCTAATGACATAGTTCAATTATTTAACGCTCTGACCGATCCAAGTGTACCGTTGGTCGGCACTGATTTAAGCGGAGTTGATTTAGACCTTACAGGATGCTGGCTGCGTAATATCAAAGCTACTCCGTTAGGCGACCATCAATTCAGGTTGGCTTTGCAATATCAGCATAGTCCGTTCAATCAGCTTAGTACATTACAGGTTAGCACAAATACACAGGTGTCACAAGTTGAATCCAATAAGCACATCGACGACGGCCCAGTCAAAGTTAAATATTTATATCCACTGACGTATGGAGGCACTGGAGCTTCGGAGCGGGAGATTCAATTAAGAGGTACGTATTCGGACGAACAAGGAGGCACATACTCAAAATTAGTGCCGGAAAGCACTCGCGTATATACTGTTAGGCAGCCGGTAGATGGTGACGAGATAGCCCGAGATTTCGTCGGCACAGTAAATGACGCTCTATGGCAAGGGGGTGCTACTCGTACATGGATGCTTACAAACATAACGGGGACAACTGATGATAGCTTGCAAATACCTGCGGAATGGGTTAATAGCTATACATTTCAATTCAGGTCAGATGGGTGGGATCCGGACGTAGTATTTACCGACTCAAACACTAATGAGCCTGTGCCTGATCCAGTTACGACCTACCCAGCAGGGCCGGGCAATACGGCCGTTGGCAGCATTGACCTAGTGCTGGCATACGAAGAAACAGATTTCACGCTCTTATTTGCGGCGGTTGATCCATAATGAACCCATTTAAAGAATTCAATAAGTCAATAATGAATCCGCTTAGGATTATGTACGCCAAAGTCCAGTCGCTTAATAATATGCGGGGTGACGGGTTTATAAATATCCAGCGATCAGGGGCGGGGACTACAATCGGCCTCAATCTAACAGAAGTAAAGAAACGCTTGGCACGTAAACCATTGAATGTCGGAGATTTCGGAACTGTTGCAAGGGCGATATGCACGCAAGATGCCCCCGGCGATAATACAATAACAGCAGATTTAGTTTTACCAGACGGAACCGCTGGCGATGAGGTAACGGTTACTTGTAATATCTCAAACGGGTCTGCTCTTAACGAAGCTATTCCAAGGCTCGAAACAGACGATACGATATACATTACTCAGGCCGTTTTCGATAATGTCGGCACTCCTGTTTTCAGGTGGGAATGCTTAAGTAACTTTATGGCATCAGAAGATTGTGTTTGCGAGGCTCCATAATGGGCGTAAAAGTACAATTTAATCCAAGTACAGGCAAGGCATCGTATAATGCGGTAACGGGTAAGGTGCAGGTGCAGCACCTCGTAGTATGTTCCGATTGCCTGCCCGCTCCTGATACAATTGATTTGACTATATCAGGTGTAAATTCATGTTGCCAGTTCGAGACGTTTATACCACCTTTCCCGTTTTCTGCCGACATAAGTTCGCAATTATTTACAGTTTTAAACGATACGCATACGCTAGACTTAACTAATCAATGCTCATATTCTCTAACTATTGACACTACTGGGACGGGTGCACAAGTTAGGAATTACGATAACGCCACTTGTGACGATCCAGTTGCTGGCTCTCTCGATATTGATGGCATTAGAATCGATTTTTCCTTGAACGAGAATGGCATTTATGATATTAGGGTTCGTATATTATTCTCCCAACAACCGTTTTTTATAGTAGTCCACGGATGGTCGGCTCTAGCCGATCCCGACAACGAATGCTGGGATCAAACGCTAAGCAGCTCTGACGCACTTAATGTAAACTGTGACGATCCTGATTTCTTTGATTCTTTAAGTACTTGTATCATGGCAGGTGGTTCAGTAGTAATATCGGAGACGCCATGACCTGCTGCGGAAAAACAAAACAAGTAATACAAACAGGAAAAAACATAGTCAAGGGCTATACATCAGTTGTAACAGGTAAGAAATGCAAGTTTACCGATGCAAGAATAAGAGTATGCCGAACGTGTGAAGATAATTACTGGATAGGTAGAGTTGTCTTTTGCTCGATATGCAAATGCCCCATGCCGGTAAAAACAAGAGTGCTAGAATCAAAATGCCCTAAAGACAAATGGAAGGATTAAACAATGGCTTTAACAAATAAAATAACAACGGATATTATATCTAAGCTGACCAAAACCGTAGGCTTATCTAAGGTAGTCAGTAATATTTCAAACAAACAAACCGTCAAACTAGCGACTACTGACACGGTTTACACAGCAACCCGTACGATTGCGGGCGGTGCGATCAGCATTGACCTTAACGGGACACTGAGCGACCCTCTCGGCGATGCTATCGTATTCGATACTGTCATGCTTGTGTACATAATCAACAATGGCCCCAATTCTATGACAGTGGGCGGAGCGAATAATATCCCCATGCTTGGAGCCGGTGACGTTTTAAACCTTGCTCCAGGGGCCTATTTTGAATACATCGACCCGGCAGGAATAGCAGTAACAGCAGGAACAGGTGATCTAATTACCGTATCAGGAACAAACGACGACACGTTTGACAT